TATATGTGCTAGTTCTATTACTTCTCGCTCTTCTTCTGTTAATACACTTATAGCATTTTCTATACGCTTTACTTCTCGTTCTTTTATAGACCTTTTTCTAATTAGATCTTCTTTCTTTTCCATGTACTTGTCTGCCTGTTGCTCTACTGTAGAAGTAATCTTATATGTCTTGCCAGTTCTTTCTTCTGTTCCTTGTCCTGTTATCCCTAGCATTTCATCTTCTAATTCTTGTAACTTTATATCTGTGTCTATTATGTCAGCTTTAAGCTCTTTATATCTTCTTATTTTAGCTATAGTTTTATTTATACTAATCACCCTTTCTTTATAAAATAAAAATACCGCATATTCATTTTGAATAGTACGGTATTTTTTTAAATTCCATATTTCTACTAATAAATCTACAATCGTTCTATTTTATAATTTATAAACATAGTATCAATATTACATCCAAATATTTTAGGTAAATATTTAAAATTATGAGTAATGGATGATTTAATAAAAAAAATATATTCCCTATCTTCAGGTTTAATTATTATTTTTCCTTTATTTGTATCATCAACTTCATACCATAATTCAATTGATGTTTCCTCAGTACATTGTAAATCAAATGCTATTCGAATAAATGGAGCTTCAATTTTACATTTTTTATACTCATAGTTTTGTATAAAATAGTTTGACAAAAAATTATGCACAATTATATTCTGAGTTGCATTCACAAATAATTCCGCTATTTCAATAGCCTCTCTTGCTTCATCTTCCTTTGGAATTATATACTCATGTTCCAATTTATTTCTTAGTTTTCTTATTTTAGATATTAGGAATGTCGGTGCTATTTCTAACGCTTGCATAAATCGCAACTTAAATGAAAGATTATTGTTATAACTTATGCCTTTTTCGAACTCATTAATTAACTCCTTTATACTAGGATAATTAACCTCATTAAAGTTTAAATAATCAAACCCTAAGTATGAAATAATCCAATCAATTTGGCAATCTATTGCACGCTTTGAATTACTTAGCACTCCCACAAGCCCTCTACTATCTAAATTTTCATAGTCCTTTTTTGCAAACATCAAAAAATCCTCTGGAGTTAAATCAAAGTCTATATCTTCATTATAGGTAATATAATCCAGGTATACATAGAAATTACTCCAGTTAATTTTTATTTTTAATTCATCTAACGTCATAATTTAATCCTCATTTTAAAATATTAGTGGTATAATAGTTTTTACCCTATATTTTTCCTGATTTTTAGATACAATAATTTCATAAATTAAACTCCATATTAACCCATTATAAATTATATTGTAACATTTTAATACCGCATTATTCAATTCTCAAAGAACATCTTTAGATTTCTATATATCAACCTTTAAGTTGCACCTCATATTCCTTATATAGCTTCATCCAATCATCAAAAGTCATTGTTACTAGCCATTCACATCTATCTTTCCTATGAAATACAGTAGGTAATTCCCCTTCTTTTGCATCTGCCTTAGCTTGGCTTATAGCATCATAAATATTAAGTCTCTCAACTCTCTTGCACTCTATATGAATACCTACTAATCCAATCACATCTGCATCTCCATTAGCTCCACAGTACTGCTGTCCTCGTCTTGTGTTATAACCATATTCTTTAAGCTTAGAAGAAAGCTCTCGCTCCCCCCTAGCTCCTTTCTGCTTACTGTTAGTCATTAAATACCTCCTAACTTTTGATATTGATAGCCATATGAGAATAGATGAATAGATTAGTATCCTCATATGACGTTATTCCTATAAGATATCAAATATTGATATCTGTTTCTTATCGTTTTCCACCTTAGTCATATTATTTACTAGCTGCTTGTAATAACTTTCTTTTAGTTCTGCTAATATAGCTTTCCTTCCCTTCTTAACAGCTACATATCCCTCGCTTCCTATTCCTCCAAATGGAGTAAATACCACGTCTCCAGGATTAGTCCATAGATTTATACCTCTTTCTATCACTTGAAGTTGTAAAGGACATATATGTTTTTCGTCTTTTTCATCTCTAGCACTTTCTTTCTGCAGTGTGTCAGTTGGGTTAATATCCATCCATACTGGGCTTGCATATCTTTGCCATACATCTACTGGAAAGCTTTCATTTGTATGTGTTACTCTCTCTGGATTATCTCCTGGCTTTCTCATAGTAACTAAATAATCTGGAATACCTTGTCTACTCATACAACTATCTTTTTTTATTTGCTTATGAAGTAATCCCAATGCCTTAGTTCTTTGCATTGCTATAACAGGATCTTTCCATATGCAAACTTCACTATGAAATATAAATCCTTCCTCCTGAAATGCTTTTATAAGCTGTCCTCTGAAATCTTCTATTCCTATAAAACCATCTCTGCTTTTACTTGTAGGTAAATTCATGCAGTGGAAACTTACTAATCTTCCTGGTTTAATTATTCTAAATAATTGTTTTATAAGAAATTTAAAATTTATAAAGAACTCTTCTGTATTTTTACAGTTCCCCATATCTCTTTCATTATCTGAATAAGTGTATAAACTAGCAAATGGTGGACTAAATATTGAATAATGAATTGATTCATCTGGTAACCCTTCTGCTATCTCTACACAATCCCCATTGTATGAAATCCAATCTTTCCCCTTATCTGAATTTAATATTTTCATATTCTACCCCCCTAAATCCATACTGGAAGTTTCATTTCATGCTGTGGTAAATATCTATTAGTCTTTTTTACTTCCTTCACATTTAAATTTTTAATATCTTTTGAGTGTTTTATCATGTTTTCTTTCATTGTCTCTAAATTCTCTTGTTTTCTTTTTATATTGTTTAATACAGCTACTTCTCTTTCACCTATAATTACATAGACATTAACTTTTTCTTTCTGCCCGAATCTCCAGCACCTTCTAACTGCTTGATAAAACTGTTCATATGAATCTGATAATCCAAAGAATATAATATTGTGACACTGCTGCCAGTTCATACCGAATCCTGCTATACTTGGTTTAGTTATTAGTATCTTTATATCTCCATCACTAAACCCTAGCATTGAGCTTTCTTTATGTTCTGGGGTATCTGATCCTTTAACTTCTATTCCCTTCAATTCTTTTTTTAGAATTTCACTCTCATAGTTGAAATCACACCAAATTAAAAACTGTTCATTTGTATCTTTTACAAGTTCTTTAGCTTTAGACAGTCTATCTTCTAAACTATTTCTTCTTGCTTCTCTTCTCTCATTTAAAGTTAGTGCTACAGTTGGAACCAAAGTATCAGTTTCTTCATGTGTCTTTAAAACTATGTCTTGTACATTAAGCTCTGGAAGTTCAAATTTTATGTCATATCCTAAATTTGAAGGGTTATCTATCATTACTGCCCATGTAGTAACCCACTCCCAAAACTTATCTTCTGCATGTCCCTTTAAACGCCATTTTGATGTATCTCCCCCATCATGAATAAAGTACATACTAAGCATTTCAGTTCTTGTCATAACTCCTAAAAATTCACTATGGTTACCCAATTCCATAAAGTCATTAGGGCTTGGCGTTGCTGTACAAGCTAATCTATAAGGTGTATTCTTAAAACCTTCTATAATCTCATTTCTCATTTTACCTGTGAAACTCTTTAAGATACTACTTTCATCTAAAACTACACCTTTAAATTCATCTAAATCAAATTTATGAAGCATATCGTAGTTAGTAATATTTATCCCATCTTTAACATCTTTACTAGACCTGCATACATTAACTTCTATACCGAACTTTTTACCTTCTCTAGCTGTCTGTTTAGCTATAGCCAGAGGGCAAAGTATTAACACCTTGCCTCCAGTGTATTTAGATACTTGATTTGCCCATTCAAGCTGCTGTATTGTTTTCCCCAATCCACAATCTTCAAACAATGCTGCCCTACCTTTCCTTAATGCCCACACTACTACATCTTTTTGATACTCAAATAAGTTACTATTAAGATTATTTCTATCAACATCAAAACCTGCATCTATAAATCTCTCTTCCTTACTTTTTAAAAATTTTATATAATCCATAGTTACCTCCACTCTAGAAAGGAATATCCGCCATATCATCAACTGGCATTATATCTTCATCAAAGCTTTGTTCTCCAAAATTTTGAGTTGATGAATTATTATCTTTGCCTTTACTCAAAAATGAAACTTCTTGAGCCACAACCTCAGTAATATATCTTTTAGTACCATCTTTAGCATCATAAGACCTTGTTTGTATTCTGCCACTGATAGCCATTTGACTACCTTTACTCATATAGCTTGCAGTATTCTCAGCTTGTTTTCCCCATATTACAACATTTATAAAATCAGCTTCATTCTTCTTAGTTTGTGGATTATACTTGTCTACTGCTAAAGTTATAGTAGTAACTGCTGTTCCATTCCCTGGAGTATACTTTAAGTCTGGATCTTTTGTTAACCTTCCGATTAAAACTACTTTATTCATTCCTTATCTCCTTCCTAGTTCT